TGTGGCATCTCCCTCCATATAAGATTGAGTAAAACTAAAAGCTTCACCACTTGTTGCTTGCGTAGCAGATGGGAAAGTAACCGCTGGAACGCCATTGGTTGTTGTGCCAAAGCCACCCAAAGTTGATGCTGAGTTTGAATCTACTGTTGTAATATTATTACCGCTTATGCTGTATGACGAACCAATCTTATCAGCCGTACTAGCTGCTGAAAGAGATTCAAATTTTACGCTGGATGATATGGAATGATTCATGTCCGCATAAGCTGGTGCGGATACAAGAAATAAAAATGGAAGTAATTTTTTCATTTAATACCTACGTTAGTGTCCTTGTTATCTACTATCTTAGCAGCGTTTGTGGGTTTCTTTTTGTTAACGGAGATACCGTATGAACCTAGAACCCCACTCGTCAGACCTGCTAAAAACGCACCATCATTGCGAATTTTGTCCATATATCCGAGAGTCATCATCGCTAAAGACCAGCAAAGAATCATAAATCGGACAGCATGACCAAATATTTCTCCCCAATCCGTTCCTTCCTTTTCGTCCTGATCTTCCATAAAAGTAAAGATTCTTGTCTAATACTAGCAAAGGAGCTATGTTTGGGAAGTAACACATAAAAACGATGGTAAAAATTTTAAAACCTATTCTTCTTGTCTTTATCAAATCTAAAGCAATGAAGCGATTAATACTTGATCTGTTGAAGGCAATAGCCAAACAAACAGACAATACAATAGACGATCAAGCAGTAGCTTTTATCGAGGCCAGAATGTTTCCAGGCTCCACCACTTCTCTTCAATAATATGAAAGATGATGGCTTTATGAAAATGATTCACACGGAACTACCTCCCGAAGCCGAGCTAATAATAGAGCTTCGATGTAGAGAAGTGATGGCTTGCGAAGATACAGATAAATTAAAAGCCTTCTGCATAGATATGATGAAAAACCATGCTAGGGCTGAAGCAGTATTGTCTAAAGCAATGATGAGGGTAATAGAACTGGAAGCAACATTAGCTGTAATGAAAGCACCAACAAGAAAAACTACAGGAATATACAAAGTCAGATGGTGGATAGAGCAACTTCATATGCACTGGAAGTATAGAAAAATAATAAAAAAACGTCACTCACGAGAAGCATAACGAGCCTGTATGTCAGGCACTATCATTTCTGGATACTGGATCGTAAACCATTTATGTCCGCACTCATAGCAAAGCCTTCTACGAATTGTTATAAATTTTGAATTTCGCTCAGAACGAATCACCTTTTGATCGCTGTACATCTTACAGCCTGGGCACTCTACCCATGTTATTCTTTTCATTTTTTACTTAGCAGTAGATTTTAAATCGTCAAAAATATCGTTCATTGATATTTCTCTTTGATCCAGTTTTTCATTTAATCTTTCCATTTCGCTTAACATTCTGTCCATTTTTTGATCTTCGTGAGCCTGTTCATAGATAGGTTCTAAATAAGTATCAATAGCAGTTCTAACCAGGTGAGATATAGATTTACCTGGTCCGCTAAGACTTTCCAATGCTTTGTGCTGAGAGGTTCTGAGCTGGACTGTAGTTCGTACCAGCTTATCTTTTTCAAATAGTGATGATCCTTTGATAGCCATGTTTTTTAATGTAGTGTAGTAGACTGAGGACTTACAGATCAGGTTAGCTTATTTAGTAGTCTTATCATTCGGGGAACCCATTAGAACCCCTTGACCCCTACTAAATCCTCGATGGGAACTTGTAATATCATTTGTAAAATTGTAGTGATGGAGTATGAGGGTCATAGCTCCCAAGATTACAAAAAAGCAGCGTAACCACCCGCAATAGAAGAACAGGTGGATCTTGCCTCAGACATTAGCAAGCGTATTCTCTATGATCTGCGATAGCTTGAATACGATCTTCTTGCCATTCTTCATCAGTAGGTTCTCTGTAATCTCCTAAATGACAACCATCAGTCTCAAGAAAATCATGGTAAGACATTTTATCTGCCTCTTCTTCGGGAATCTTTATACCGATTAAACCTTTAGTGTCTCTGTCCTCTGGTTTGTAATCTTTATGATCGTAATACCAGGAAACTCTTTTGACTTCTTCTGGATAATCGTTAGTGCCATTATAAATAGTAGGCATCATTCTATCAAGAGCGTCATCGTAAGAATCTGCTTCTATTTCAAATGTTTCGTACAAAATTGTTTCAGTGGCAATCTTGTAAAGTTTTTTTGGTTCTTCTTTAGTGGTCATAATAAATTTGAACTTATTTAGAAGTATAGCAACAAAGTGCCACCACTATGTCATCTGTTACGAAACTTTAACTTTCGGAGTTAGCCTTTCTTCCATCTATTCTTCTTTGTACTGATTCTCTCCACAACAACTCATCTTTTGCTTCAGCTATTTTATATTCTGCACTAGAAAATTCACGTTCTAACTGGTTGTATGCAGCCTTTCTAACCCAGGCAGTACCCTTCATTCCGTTCTTTTCTGCTGCCTTTTCTATAAGTTCTGATCTATGTGGATCTATCAGAACTTGATAATAATTTTTGTTTCCGTGTTTAAGTGCCATTCAATAAGTCTCTCTTGTACTACTTTACCACCAAAAAGGTAAATAGGCTCTATAAAACTAGGATTTTTTCTTAAATTCTTTTGCATAAGCAACTGCCATTACTTCGTGGAGCGTCTTAAAATAAGACACCCCATCTTTATTTTCATAACACCAGCCTTTTGTAGTATTTAAGATTCTAACCATTAGTGTGTTTCCTCCCAGGTGTTTCCGACAGATACTTCAGCAACGGCAGGAACTCTACCTAACCATTTTGATTCTGCATTTTCCATAATATCCTTTAGTTTTCTAGCCCATGCGTCAGCAAATTGCTCCTTAACTAAAAGTATTAATTCATCGTGTACTGCTGCTGCGATCCTTACTTTATCTTCGCCACAAGCCTTAACTTCTGTCCATAAGTTTCCTAATGCACACTTTAGTATCGCAGCACCCGCACCTTGAATGGGGGTGTTACATCTGACAGTTACTCTGTTAAGATCGCCTTTAAGATACCTACGCATATTCGATAAAGGAATACGAGTTTCGGCCCATTCATTACCATTAGAGTTTTTTGCAATCTGATAATTCTTATTCTGCCAAGCGTGAACGCCTCGGTAAGTACGCAACCAGTTATCACGAACTTTTGTTGCTTCTTCGAGCGTCATCAAAACACCGCTACTACCAGCGTAGTTACGCAAGCCTTCTGCTCCTGCTCCGTAAAGCAAACCAAAGTTAGCTGATTTAGCTATCTGTCTATCACAGCCCATTTGTTCAGCAGTATAGTCATGTAAATCTTCTCCTCGTATAAAAGCCTGTATCATATTTTCATCGTTAGCTAATGCAGCAGCAAGACGTAACTCCATCTGTGAAAAGTCAGCATCAACTATCTTCCAACCTTCTGGAGCCTCTACACATTGTCTAAACTCTGAATCTCTAGGTATTTGCTGATTATTTGGTTTGATACTGGACATTCTTCCTGTATCAGCACCTAACTGCATATAAGAGGCTTTGACGTAACCCTTATCATCTAGTTTTTCCAAGATACTTGTAATCATCTGTCTACGCTTTTCTGTCTTTTTCCAAACCAAGTAAGTTTGAATAATCTCAGAATCAGCAGCAAAAGATTTCAATGTCTGTCTTGAAGCACTAGGTTTACCAGTAGCATCTACAGGTGGAGTGCCTAGTATCAAAGTAAATTTTTCTAATAGTTGTTTTGGACTATTAATATTGAATCCAGCATACTTTTTAGTACCTAATCTTATAGAGCCTTCGTCTTTCGCACGAAGATTAAATGATCCATCACGTTCTCGTGGTAACTTATCTGTTTCTGGTAAAGCATTATCAAGTTCACGAAGAAACTCTTTAGACATTTCTTTGAGGTCATCTTCATAGTCAATACGTCTTTGCTCAAGTGCAGAACGATTCCAGGGAAGTCCAGTTCTCCACATCTGAGCCATAGCTGGTAAGGCCAGACATTCTAGTGTATAAGCTTCCATAAGCTGATTGGCTTGTATTCTGGTATCTAATATCTGATCCAATTCAAGTAACACTTCTATATCTTTAGCAGCATATTCAAGTTGAGCTTTGTTTAAAATATCAGCACCCCAATTTGAAGATTGTTGTTCTTTAGATACATCAATATCTAAATATCTTTTTGCAACATGAGCTAAACCATGCTGAGTTTTTGGTATGCCATTAGTAAGTAGACGACTTGCTAACATACTACATCTGACCTTTCCTCGAACATCAATATCATGCTCTTGCAACCAGCCAAGATCAAAAACTGCGTTATGTGCAAGCCAAAATCTAGCACCATTAGTAAAAAATCTTTGCAGGTAATTCCAGTTGTTTTCTGTTAGTTCAAAACAATCTATAACAACTATGGTTCGTAAGGTATAAGAACCGAGCTGGAGTAATCTCAGCTTACCTTTTTCTGGTTGAAGCTGTAGTGTTTCTGTATCAAATGCAAGGCTTGACGCTGCGTGTAGGCGATGCAATTCCTTGATGCCGTAAAATACGGAATATTTTGGTTGTGTCATGGGTAGCGACAATAAGTTTACATCTGTTAGTGTACTACAATAATAAAATTATGTCCACTTTTCTATTTTCTTTTGTAAAGACATTCCATCCATGCCTGTATATATCAAGACATCTACACCACAATTTACAGCCTGTAAAACTTCGCTGTGAAAGTAAGCTTTTTCTTCATAGTCAACCTGGTCAACGTCTATAACTCTGCCAAGAGAATCATACTTTGTGTAACGAACTGAAGCCAATGGAGCATCCTTCCTGTCTCGGTGACAGTAAATGATTACTGTTGTATCTCTCATTTCCAAGCTTTCCACGCATCTGTATCGCTGCCTCGTGCGGGGGAATATAAATCACCTGTCGCATTGGTAGTAGATTCCTGTTGTGGTAAGGGTTTATCAATGCGACACTTATCT